TAACCGTAGCGAACAATGTATATAGCCGCTCTGAGTGTTCAGAACTATTAGCAGACCTACGAACCGCGATGTTGGTAAGCGAGATTGAAGAGAACATTATTGACGTGGGATCATTGATAGACAGGTTTGGGCTTAAATAATATACCAAAAAACGCCCCGCAATTTTTGTGCCAAAAAGTTTTTCGCAAAACTCTGCTTTTTCTGGTAATTATCTCAAGGTTAGAGCTTGACTTTGCCGATATATATGATAGAATGGTAGTGTAACAACAAAGGAGATTGACCATGAAAGAGATGCAAGAGTACCAGCTTGTCTGCCGCCTGTGTAGGGGAACCACCGTTATCAAGGCTGATCCAGATGACATACGCAAGTGGGGAACCGGCACGCTGATTCAGGATGCACTGCCGTACCTGTCAGCAGACCATCGTGAGTTGCTGATGTCGGCAACCTGCGATTCATGTTGGCAAGAACTTTTTCCGCCGATGGATGATTGACATTTAGATTTTATATGCTATAATGTATAGCATAAGCACAAGTTTTTTCAATGAAAGGTTTTGAAATGAATTACGAAAAATTGCAAATGACCGCTGATAAGTCCGAAGGTTCCTTCGTTAGGAATCTGGAAGGTAAGACTGGCGTGGGGTTCGCTGAGAATCATCACGTCCATAAGGACTGGTACGCCACAACGATGTCTTATGACGATGCGTTGGAACTGGCGTATGATGCTGCCCGTGACCGTGAGGATATTCTCGCACCTGTCAAGGATATTCAAGGTTCTGTCGATTCTGACGGCAACTTTGTTTTTAAGGTTGGTGACCGTGAGTTCCAGCCTACTGACCATGCTATTGAGCAATTCGCAATTAGGGCTGGCGTTCCATCGTCTAGCGTTATGCGTGAGCTGCGTAAGCAAGAGGACTATGACGCACAAGATGCTGACGTTATGACCTATCTTGCCAACAATGCGTTGCGTCGATTGGATCAGGATAAAGAGTACCGCTTGCGGACTTACACTGATGGTACTTGTCGTGCATTTGTGACTGACAAGTATGCACCCGTTGACAACCGCTGGTATCTTGAGACTCTGCAAGAGTTCATGCCGGAAGGTCGTTTGTCCCATTGGAAGGGCGACGAAGATACTATATATGGTAACATCTTGCTGCCTGATACCATTCTTGATTATGGTACTGATGACGATTCCGACTACGGTGGAATGATTAGCATTGGTAACTGTGAGATTGGCAAACGCCGTATTTCTCAGTCGCCTAGCCTGTTCCGTTCCATCTGCCTGAATGGTTGTATCTGGGGTCAAGTGTCTGGCAAACAGATTCGCCGCCGTCACATTGGTACGATTGACTTGGAAGCGTTGAAGGTTGAGATTGGTGAGAACATTGAACACCAGTTGCCATTGTTGCCTAACGGCATCACCAAGTTCCTCGCTATGCGTGAATTTGAAAATGGCGATGTGTCAATGAAGAACATCATTGCCGCCGTCTGTAAGGATGAGCGATTCACCAAGCGTGAAGCGTCAACGGTCTTGGATCAGTTTGCTACTCATGAGAATCATGAGCGTAACCTGTTTGGAGTCGTGAACGCAATCACGAGAGCAGGACAAGAGTTTGATTCTGCCACATGGGTGAAGTTTGACGGGGTTGGCGGTAGCTTGATTGATACCGACACAAGCCGTTGGGCTGCGATTCTGAAGCGTGCCGATTCATTGCAGGATAAGGATTTTGAACGAATCTTTATGGCTGCGGTCTAGGTTTCCTTTCGTTGGGCCGGTGGCGGTTGGGTTTCCAGCCGCTGCCGGTTTTTTAATGGAGTAACAAATATGTTTAGTGATCAAGAGAAAAACCTTATCGTTATGTCCCTGATTTATTTCAGGAATGATTGCAGCGTTGACGATGTGAAAGAACTCGGCTTTGATATAAATGACAACGGGGTAGAGAAGTGCGAAGAGATGGCACAAACCCTGATTGAGGATTTCATCGGGCCTACTTGGGATGAAGAGGCAACGGCTGACGCACTGGCGCAGCATCAGTTGAGATTATTTCGAGAACCTGAAGAATAGGGGTTGACAACGGGCCAAAAAACGGCCCGGCATTTTTAAAAACACCCCGCAATTTTCGTGCCAAACCGGCCTGTCATATATTTTACTTAACTACTTATAGACTCAAGACTTATGGACATTGTGTCGATATATGGTATAATGGTATAGTCTGTCTACTGTATGTAGTCTAGCTCTCTCCCGGTTGATATTGAGACTCAATCTCTATCCCGGTGTACAGCTCCCCTGCCCGGCTACCCCTTGTTCCTCCCGGTGTCTCCCCCCATTCACCCCGGTCAAGCGATCCAGTGACAGCCAGCGAGAAATGGTGGGTATCAACAAAGTTACATTGTGTAGGCATATATAATTAAGTGCCGACATTTTGTAACCCGGCGTGTCCCGGCCAAACTTATAAGTTCCAAGCGATCCAGTGACAGCCAGCGAAAAGAAGATGTTTTAAGAACCTACGGGAAACTAAAGAATCCGAGTGTGTCGAGCCAAGGTAGCATCGTAGCCCAGTATAACATAGTTCCTGTGATTAAGAAATAATGCCACTTCCATTTCTTCCAGTTAAGAAAGTATGTGAAGAGCATGCCATAGATACATATTCTAGAGACCCATAGCGCATTATATATACCAAACCACTTAATACAGTATCTCATAGGAAGGAATATTTCTCGCTCCCATTCATTACCAATACAGTATCTGGTTAGCCACATATCTGTAGTATGTATCAATAGAAGCAAGAATACGAAGAGGATAGAAATAGTTTTAGACGGAATACTATTATCAGGCTTCGACGCCTTTACGCAGGTGCTTATCATTATTATTACCTCGCTAACGACTAGTGGGTGGTAATATATTATACACGGTCAATTATGTATTTTACCGAGTGTCTCTGCTAATCATTTCAGATCCGTCCAAATAGTTATAGCCAGCGAAAAAAACCATTTTTTATAAAGAATCTAGTTGACAAATACCGATATAGACTGTATCATATAGCATGGCTGTCGCAGCGAACCCAATTGGATGAAAGCGTTTATAGTATAGCCAGCTAAAAAGGAGAGAATAATTATGGGTAAGAAGAAGAGAGGACAGAAGGTGTGCCCTGAGTGCGGTACAGTGAACGGTGTGCGCTCCTACTACTGTAAGGAGTGTGATTACGCTTTTAAGATGAAGAAGCGTTCTAAGAGCCGTAGAGGACGCCCAGTGAAGGACTGGCGAACCTTGGAGCCGGGAGATTATGTCCGGGTCGTTGGAAGGTCAGGCCCTTACTATATTAAAGACAATGGGGATAAGATATATTTTACAGATGCCGGGATCTATCATATAAAACAGAGACATGGGAATGGATTTGTTGCTGTAGGTGTCGGAAGACAATCACATGGATACGAGTTCCTGTATATGGGTAAGGAGAAGAAATCTAAACTTCTGGATAAGATGTATAGTGCCCCACATAAGTTACTCAAGGTAGATTATATACCACGTTAAACTTCGAGGGATCTGCCCGCGATATTATTCAAAAGTGGAACTGTTTTGTGAATTTTCGCGGATTCGGGTTGTTTTTTGTAGCCGCCGCCCCTATTATATTATAAAACGTTTGCTTCCAAAAGGAATGAATATGAATATTACTTACTTCACAGATATGTTTGTTAAAGCAAAGGAAGAAACAATAGGTGTTGATCCTAATTCTTCTACAACGATTGATGATGCTTATGACACGTTTATTGATCTGGTGTCTCAGTTAAAATCTGGGGACGATTACGCCCTCGCTCAAATGGTTAGAATGTCCGCTATGACACTTAAAGAGAGATTGCGATGGCGAATGCACTTAGCAGAAGAAGGTATTGAAATGACCCCTAGACAAGTAGATGAATACATCGTCCTATTAGAATTGGCCATAAATCACTCACTCGACGACTGACATGCGTACACTTTGCGCTTGTTGCCGTGCCAGCAGGTTCAAATCAACATTTTTCTCTCCCCTTAGACCTCCTGTATCCTTTGTGGTGTAGGGGGTCTTTTAGTACTGTATATAGTGTTATAATAGTATATATTGTGTGTTATACTCCCCTTTGAGTACCTGAAATGCCATATCTAACGTGTATAATTAAGTATAGCATTAGGGTAGAAAACCCAATTAAAAAATAGAAACTAGAAGAAAATGGGCACAAAACCCACAAAAGGAGGAAATCTATGAAATCCGCTATTCTATCAGTAATCGTATTACTATTCTCATCTGTAACATGTGATGCAGAGGAGCCTAATCGTATTATTAAACCTCCAACTACAGCGAGGCCACGATCACCACAAGTACAAAGAGTTGTCAACCCTTCAACCACCGCCAAACCTCCAGCTACTGCAAGACCGCAACTACCTCAAGGTTTTGGAAGACCTATACAGAGACCTATGGGATTTGGTAAACAAGAGTGGCAAAAGCCACAACAGCAACAGGTCAGACCTAGCCATAATTACAGGCGTGGAAGTATAATAATTGGTAGACCGTATGTTCATCCATTTAACTATCCTTCCGTAGAGACTAGATATCATCCAGTATATGGCTTTTATAGAGTATACCACCCTCCGGTTATCATGTATCCTCAGCCAGTATACCCCTCATTCCAAGGTTTCTACTTTCAGTTTAGATTTTAGGAGACAACCATGAGACTGTTCCAAGTAAGAAAATTACCTGATTGGGTGTTAAATGAAATCGCCCCTTATCATAATAACTTACCAGAGACGGATCACTTGGATGGAAAATATAGGCTACGGAGATACTCAGTTGTAGCACCTATCATAGAAGGACATTTAATGCCTTTAGGGTATGGGAGACTTTCTACAAATGAATTCACACAGTCAGCAGAATATAATAAGTTTCAGGGAGACGTAAGAAGAGTATTTGAACCACTTGAGGAATCTTTTGTGAGATCTAAGGCTTTTACCTTTATTTGCAATTTATTCAACAAGGAGTTTAACTGGCAAGGGAACATAGAAGTTCACCAGATGAGAGTTCTAGCTAAGGAGGGAGGTAAGCTTTCTCCAGAGGGAATTCATCAAGACGGTTTCGATAATATAAGTATGATGGGCGTTTCCAGAAAAAATATGACAGGCGGTCACTTATTATTATACCGTGATAGACAATCTGAACCTATCGTAGATATGATATTAAGAGACGGTGAGTCTGTATACCTTGACGACAGGGAACTGTGGCATAACGGAAGCCCTGTTGTTAGAGTAGATCCAGACTCTGAAACATACATGGACATGCTAATACTATTATCAAAAGAGGTGAGATAAAGAGAGATGAACGGCGACTGCGACAAACCAATCAGAAACGATTGTATAAAACCAGACTTAGACAAAACTATCAACTTCTTGGAAAGACAAGGTATCAGTGTACATAACGCAAGTGATATGGCTGGACTTGGGGATATGGTTGAGTCAGCACTAAGTACTCTTGGTATCACTGAAGAGAGATTCAAGAACTGGTTTAATTTACAGGAATGCAATTGCAGCAAACGAAAGGCTTGGTTAAACAAGGTTTTTTCATGGAAGAAGCGTCAATCTTGAATTATGTGTAAAAGTCAATAATTATTTAAAAAAATGGGTGCTGTTCGCCATATTTAACTATAATAGATATGGAGGATTCACCGGATGAGAGTTACATGTAAAGAGATTTCCAAATTGTTTGGAGTTGACTATCTACAGGCCAGCGGGCTTCTGAAGATATTAATTAAGAGCGGCGTATGCGAGATCTCTGGAGAGAACAGGAGTTCCGGCAGAGGTAGACCTACGGTAGAATATAAACTACCTAGATCTGTCACTATTGATTTCTCAAGCGGCAAGATAGATGGAATCGAAGAATGTTAAATACAATTGTGCTCGGCTAGAAAGACCTAGTACTGGTAGCTGGTTAACTGTGAGTTTTCCAGACATCGTTCTTGGATTTAGTGTTATGGAGTGGGAAGTATTTGCGGATATTTTCTACGAGGGATGGGAACTTGTCTGTTGTGGCGACAACATAGATTAGGAAATCAAATGGCTAAATATTATGTTACATGCCTAGATAGAAAAACTATCGTCAATGCTGGCAGCGAACTAAAAGCTTGCGTTGTAGCCAGTGATGTTATGAATGTCACGACTGCTGGTATTAGCTGGATAGTCTCTGAACGAGGGTTTGAAAAACACGAAGATGATGTCATGGTTCCCGACCATGATATCATAGCAGAATTACTAAAAAGAAATGGGAATTAACCAAAGGAGGAAGAAGATGTTTAACAAATTAGTGGTGGCACTACTACTAGCCGTAACCTTTACGCCCAACGTTTCCGGTCAGGCTCAAGACCCAGACAGTCTATATGATAAGTTTCAGCAAGTGTCTGTGACTGTGAAGTCTGGAACAGGCGAAGGTTCTGGAACTATTATTACAAGAGAAGTTCAGATTGCTCCAAATAAGACCGCCAAAATAAATTTTGTTTGGACTGCCGCTCATGTTATTGACAACCTTAGAACTGTCAGGAATACTGTTTATGACGGTAAAGTTAAGACAAGCGTAGAGTTCAAAGATGCACAAATCGTACAGGAGCTTGTAGAAAACGGTAGACGTGTAGGTGAAGTAAAGATGGATGCTAAAGTTCTGAAATATTCAGATTCCGAAGAGGGTGAAGACTTAGCACTATTAATGATTAGAAAGATCAACTTCACAGACTCAGGAATTAGTTTCTATAAAGGGAAGGGTGAGCCTGTCGCTATCGGCACAGAACTATATCATGTTGGCTCATTACTGGGACAAGTAGGAAGTAATTCGATGACACGAGGAATTGTATCTCAAGTCGGTAGAGTATTAAATCTTGGTAGCGGAGACGGTGTAGTATTCGACCAGACAACCGTTACTGCGTTTCCGGGTTCCAGTGGAGGAGGCATCTTTCTTACAGAGCGATCCGGGGATAAAAAGGGAGAGTATGTAGGTATGCTTGTAAGGGGCGCTGGAGAAACTTTCAATTTAATGGTACCAGTCAGAAGACTTAGAGAATATGCCAACAAAAATGGTATTGGCTGGGCTGTTGACGAGACCGTTCAAGTCCCCACTTTAGAAGATATCCTAAAACTTCCCATCGAAGGTGAAGTAAAGAAGGATGAGGGAAAAGAGGGTGAGAAGTCAATTTCTGCCGACTCAAAGAAATTTCCTACCCTTCCAGAGCTTGACAAAACCAAACAAGATGTTACAATAGACAAGAAATAATGAAAGTTGGATTTACGTGTTCTTCGTTTGACCTACTTCACGCAGGTCACATATTAATGCTAAAGGAGTGCAGCAATAATTGCGACTACCTCGTAGTTGGATTACAGACAGACCCCACCATTGACAGGGAAAACAAAAACAAGCCTGTTCAAAACGTCTTTGAAAGATATATTCAACTAGACGCTATTGATTGTGTGGATGAGATAGCTATCTACGAGACCGAGGATCAGTTACTGCAACTCATTAACTACATTAAGCCTGATATAAGATTCATAGGTGAGGACTGGAGAGACAAACGGTTTACTGGATGGAGACAAGCCAAGTTTAAGCATTACGAAATGTTTTACAACAAGAGGTATGGTTACTCTACTAGCGAGTTAAGGAAAAGGGTCAATGGATCTAATTGAAGCCTGTGATCACTGCGGAACATTCTGTAGAATTCCAGTAGAGGATCTCTATGAGATGGGAATCTCAGACAATATTTGCCACAATTGCCTAAAGATTTTGGTTGACATTGACGATAAAGAATGTATAATAGAAGACGTAACTTGACCACAAGACTTTCATAGGAAATAAAATGCGCAATAGATCCACTAGTAATTTTACCAAAGCCGTAGACTACTTGTTTCACAAAGCAGTTTCCGACAGGAATAAAGCTGAGCTTTCATTAAACCTCCTAATGAACAACGGTGTTGGCATTGGAGACCATTCGACAGGAGACTTTTGGTCTAACCTAGATGAGGCTTTAGACACTCTTGTCGATGCAGAAGATAGGCTTGATATAATCGAGCAACGGTTTGGAAAGTCTGAAGACGAGGAAGAACCGCCGTTTTAACATGCTACGACTAGAGACCCTGTAGCTCAACCGGATAGAGCAACGGTCTTCTAAACCGTAGGTTACAGGTTCAAGTCCTGTCAGGGTTACTTATGAGAATCTATGAATTTAGACAATCGAACACATCACCACTTAAGTATAATATACAACTCACTGAAGCGGAGATGTCAAAATTAAAAAGTGATAGCTATACAGAAATTTTTGATGTTATCGGTGAACTTCTTAGCCGATTAGATAAAATAGAAATTAGAGAGGAAACGTGAAATGGGCGACCCGTTAAAAAAAATCATTGTAGACTGTGATGGTGTAATTGCTGGGAAGGACAATGGTGGTGAGTATGCTAAAGCTCCACCGCTACAACACGGCATCGACCAAATCAACAAGCTTTATGATATGGGGTATGAGATCATCCTGTTTACTGCTAGATACGGTGAAAGAAGGGCTGGTAATATAAACCAAATCTATGAGGCTGGCTATGCCGAGTGGATCGAATGGCTTGATAAACACGGCGTAAAGTATCACCACGCATATATGGGTAAGCCCGCAGGAGTCTTATACATTGATGACAAGGCAGCTAGAGTCGAAGCTGACACACATGATGGCTGGAATCAAGTCTGGAAAGAGGTCAAGGCTCTGGAAGGTAAAGATAAGTACGGGAACTATACAGAAGAACAGAGGGCTTATTGGGACAGTTTTGTAAGTTAACGCTTACCTAGTGGTGTGAGTCTGCATACCCGAAAGGGAGGACTGGAGTGACGACCCAGCTAGGTAACAACAATAAGGGGGCGAAAAGGTATCGACAGGTAGTAAAAGTATTAGTTGCATTGACTGGTTGATCGGTTGGCCAGTATAAAAACCGATTAAATTTTCTAAGTGCCGAAAAGAATTTCGCGCTGGCCGCTTAGCGGCAGGGGGTTGCGTAAACCTTCTTACCCAATTACGCTGACTCCGATAATCGGATAGAGTTTTCTCACTTGAATTAAAAGGGGGTGATGACAATATATTTTGTCTAATTCAGGTAATACCTGATAGCCTTGTCTTTTGTGCGAATACGATAGACTAACAATGTAGATACTAGTGTGGATATTATACTGGACGCGGGTTCGATTCCCGCCGCCTCCACTTGACAACTAGATTTTTTATGCTATAATGGAGAAACAAGTGCCTGACAAGATTCGCATTAAGGTAACTGAGTATGACACACAACGCGCAGAATCAGACCCGTCAAAAAGCCCCCTAGTAAGGGCAATATCGAGAGCACTTAAAGCATCAATTGATGACGTTGAAGTAAATAAAGAAGACGTTTACATTTGGAATGAGTGGGACAGTCCTGAGTATATATTCTCACTAGATGATGAGGCTAAAAGCTTTAATATTAGTTGGGAACTTAAAGAGGACTACCCAGAAACACTTGAATTTAATATCACAAGAAGGAAATAATGATGAGCACTAGCAGCGGAGTTGCTACCATGCACCAACCCATCAAGAAAAAAGACGCAAAGACCGCCAAAAAACAAGACAATACCTTCCCTTCGGACAGGTCTATACTAGAGTGCTTGTATACACATTACGGCACGCCTGCCAATATAGAAAAAGAAAAGGTTAAACTATACAGATCATATAGCAGTCCAGCGGGGATGCGTCACGATGACTGGATAGTTGACGGATGGCAAATGGGGAGAGTTACTGTATTTAGTGGGTACCGAGACAACCCAACAGATCTCTTTGCTAAGACTAAAATTGGAGACGAGGGCAAGGGTAGTTGGTTTATATCAATAAAAGGGGATCAGATGAGAGTCTACCTCAAAGGGAAACTAGATACAACTTTAAAGATAGAGGTTTAATGAGAGCTTAATGTTTTATGTGTTAGCGGCTGTAGCAGTAGTAGCTTTAATTGTAGCCTACAATATCTTTCTAAAGACTCCTCCAGAGATAGACGAACCTGAACCTGACTATCTAAACATGACTAATCAGGAAAAGAAGGAAAGACGTAGAGAGTGGAGAGAGAGGAGAAAAGATTCACGCCGAAACTGGCGAGTAGAACGGATAAATGCAGTTAAGGAAAAAATTTATGCTGTGGCGTCTAAAAGAAAATGGTTGTTTTTTATCATTGCCGGTGCTATAATAGCATATCTGGTTATCTTTAAGGGTATCGGTGGTGGAACAACAGATGGTTTATTAGAAAAGATTAAAGGGCTGTTCTAAAATGGGATTACATGAAGATTCGGTGGTCGTGGACTTGCATACACACCCATGTATAAAAGCTTCTATATTTCATAGAGACCTAGGCTCCAGACGTAAAAAGTTTTTAGCGGAACTATTTAAGCGTAAATTCTGGCCTCTCAGCAATAGGGCATCCTTCCCTTTATTGATTGAAGGCGGTACAGATGTTATATTATCTACAGCATACGTACCTGAAGGCGGCTGGTATAGCGACATGAGGCTTGCTAGATGGTTAATAAACCTAGCCCCAAGAGTTAAAAAGAAAATCTATAAGTCATCTTACTTCAACGCCATAATGACAGTATTAGACGACGTTGAAGAGCAGGTTCTTTCTTGGAACGCTAGCCAAGAACCGAAGAAAATTAAGATATGCCGAAATCCCAGAGATCTTAAAAAAGCACTCAAGGATGATTTGTTTTGCCTCATCCATTCGGTTGAAGGTGCGCACTCACTAGAAACAAAGTCTGCATCTGACTATCCTGATGATATTAAACGAGGTCTGCATGGTAGAGCGCAGATGCTGGAAAACTTAGACATATTAAATAACAGAGGTGTTGCATATTTAACCTTAGCACACTTCTATCCCAACGCATGTGCTAACCCAGTTTTTCCGTGGCCTGAGTATGCTTTCAATCATGGCGACTGGAAAGGTCTATTATCAAAATGGGACGAGACCCTAGGCCTTACATCCAGAGGAGAAGCTGTTGTTGAAAAAATGCTAGACCTAGGAATGTTAATAGATATATCACACTGCACGTTGAATGCAAGGAAAAGAATATATGATATAGCTACCCACCACAAGAAAAAACAATGTATATTAGCTACACACTCGGGAGCATTTGGTGTTAACAGAAGTACCTATAACCTTCACGACTGGGAACTAAAGTGGCTAGCTGATAATGGTGGAGTTGTTGGTATTATTTTCATGAACTACTGGATCACCCCCCACACTACAGACCTTGGCTTAAAATACATAGAAGAGACGATGAGCTACATGACAAATGTGGCGGGTGAAGATGTTGTCAGTATAGGTACAGACTTTGACGGATTTACAGACCCGCCAGATGAAATAGTAGACGCTTCACAGATGCCTAGGATAACAAAATATCTTCAGGCAACAGGACATAGAGATGAAGCTATTAGTAAATTCTTAGGCGGTAACGCTTTGAGATTGTTGTTGGAGGGCTGGAAAGGCTCTCCTGTTTAATTGTTTTTAGGAGGTTTAAGGATAGAATATGGGAAAGATTAAAGCTTTATTTGCCTCTCGTCGTTTTTGGGTTGGTGTAGCTGGCGTTATCGTCATCTGTGCTGATACCGTTCTTGGCGAAGGCACTATCGACCCGACCACTGTTCAGAATGTAGTACTATTAGCTGCGTCTTGGATTGTAGGTGATAGTATCCGAGTTACCGAATAATGAAAAATTATTTGGCTGGTATACTTTGTTTGGTTTTTCTAAGTTTAAACCAGACAGATGCTCCAGACTCAGGGAGCAATGAGGCTCAATGGGCTGAGTTTGTGGCGGGTGTTCTCAACGTTGAGGAGGAAGGCGTTGAGTACATCTTGCCAGACGGAAGACGTATAGATATATATGACAAAAGCAATAATATATCCTACGAAGTAGACTGGTGCCAAAAATGGGAAGAGGGCATAGGTCAATCTCTTGGCTACGCTATAGCCACCAATTCAGATCCCGGACTTATCTTATTATTTAAGAACGGAGATGATGAATATTACAACACTGCTCTTGGTGTTGTGAACCAACTCAGAGAAAGAGGCTTCAACTACAAGTTCATTGTGGTAAACGTTGGTTCTGGAAAAATATGGAAATATTAGCCCAGTGAAAGTCACAGACAAACCGTTTATTGTGCTAATGTCCATACTTTTTACCATTCAACTGCCTCTCCAAGGGTCTATACTCGTGGTACTTCCTTTGTTTTTATTTGATTTTGCTCAAAAAAACTTAAAGAACCTTCTTGACATTGACGATACACATAGTACAATAAAGCCATGAACATATTTTACCTAGGCAAATCCCACATTTAGGATATATTATGAACATTTTTGTGTTAGACAATGACCCGAAAGCCGCAGCGCAGTCACATGCGGATAAGCATGTAGTCAAAATGGTATTGGAACTGTATCAACAGATGGGTTCAGCAATGCGGAGACATGGTGCGACAGATAGAGATATGCCCCTAACTTCTAAAGGTACTCCTCTCAAAGGCGGGTATCATAATCACCCATGTACAAGATGGGTGGGTGATACCAGAGCAAACTTTGAATGGGCAGCGGAACACGCTATTGCCCTATGTGAGGAGTATACTTACAGGTATGAAAAAACACATGCTTGTGAAGCTGGGATAAAATACATGGCAAGGTGTCATTGGGTTATTCCAGAGGGTGAACTAACACCATTTGCTCAGGCTATGCCAGATGAGTTCAAGGAAGCATGTAGCGTGTCAGCATACAGAAACTATTATAATATAAATAAGCGTAATAGCTTTAAGTGCGTCTGGACTAAACGTGCAGAACCTGACTGGTGGAGCCTGACCAATGGCTAACTTTTGTTATGACTGTTGTTTGGAACTTTTTTCAGGCAGTGAAGAAGAAGCGATGGAAAATGATTTCGCAGGGATCGTTAGAAACAATGAAAAGTACTTCTGCCTATGTGAAGGATGTGGGTGGATTACCGTAAACAAAAATGGAAAGAAGATTAATGAGACAGATGAATAAGCGTGAATGGCTTAGCTTTGTTTTAGAAAACAGAGATAAACTCATATCCGAGATAAGCCAAGATCCTGTAGCCATTAGAAATGTCATGGCAGAGAGTGGTGTAGAAGTAACCCCAGCAGAGCTTTCAAATCTGATAGGCATCATCAAAGATACTATCCACTATCTTGATAGCACTATTGATTTTTTCTCAGAATAATTTAAGTTTGGGGTTGACAACGCCGATAAGTACTGTATAATAAACGCATCGTTAGCAAACTAGCAAAGTAAAAAGGATAAGCAAAATGAAACTTCACACTCAAGTAAAAAACATTGAAAAGTCTGGCGTTCTGGAAGATTCCAGTTTTAGCATTGAAGCATCTGCTAAGGCTTTCTTCATTCTCTCTGATGGCCTTTACTCCAACAAGGTCAAAGCTGTTATTCGTGAGCTGTCTACAAACGCTTACGACTCCCATGTAGATGCAGGTATGGTTGATTGTCCGTTTGACGTGCATCTTCCTACCCGTCTCGACCCTGTTTTCTATGTCAGGGACTATGGTACAAGCATGACTCACTCTGAGTGCATGTCTCTTTACACGACATACTTCCGTAGCACCCGCAATGATAGTAATGATGCGGTGGGTTGCCTAGGTCTGGGAAGTAAGGCTCCTTTTGCATACTGCGACCAGTTCACGGTAGAAGCATATCTTAATGGGGTTGCCCGTGTATACTCAGCGTTCATGAATGAAGATGGCTCGCCAGTCTTTTCTCTCCTTGATGAAACCGTAACCGAGGAAGCTGACGGTCTCAAGGTCTCAATGCCTGTTAAAGAGGATGATATCCATGATTTTCAGAGAGAGGCTTCTGACCTGTATGCTTTCTTTGATGTTCCCCCCAAGATGGTAGGGAAGGACATTTCAATCAGGGATAAAGAAGTAATCCTCTCAGGTAGCAATTTTGAGTTTGTAAAGAACATGCACCAGAACCTTGTTATCATGGGTCAAATAGCCTACCCACTCAACGCTGATGATGTGCTCCCGTATCCGGTTGCTGACGAAGACTCAGATATATACAATTTCCTTGATCGGTCTAGTGGACTTCGCATCTACGTCAGTATTGGTGACGTTGATATCACCCCTAGTAGAGAGGCGTTGTCATACAACTCTGTGACAAAGAAGTCTATCAAGAACGTCCTTTCAGAAATGAGCCTTGAAATTGCTATTGACATGGAACGTCAGATTCAAAGCCAACCCACTTTGTACAAGGCTCGTCGCCAGTACCTCAACCTATGCAATCAATGTCATTCACTTAGTTCTGTTATGGAATCTCTGGATAACGCTATTACATATAAGAACCAGCCCCTCTGGGACAACAAGATGGGTGAGCAGATTGAGGTTGGCGAGCTTATATCAGTCAAACACTATTACAAAAGCGAATGGCGACAAAAGATCGAAACGGATGATGTTACCAAGATCACTCTCCGACATAATACTAAGATTATTATTGATGATCTAAACAGAGGCGGTCTTAGTCGCATTAGAAATTATATCAAAGAAGAGTGCTCAAGAGGATTCTCTGGATATATGTACAAGGCTGAGGATCTCAACGACAATCCTGATGCCGCCAGTGAATTTCTTGAGTTGCTGGGTGGCGCTGAGATTGAAGATTGTATTCTGACATCCAGTCTACCAAAACCTTATCGTGAGTACTCTTACGGTGGAGGTGGCGGTGCCAGCGTTCAAGGTCAGGTCTACAACCATGAGACCAACCAGTTTATGGAGTGTAAGATTAGCGTCAAAGAAGAGGATGCATATTATATTGAAGAGTCTAGGGGTACAGTATACCTCCGGTTTGAGGGCTATTATACTTCAATGGGGGTAGAAGCGTTGTCAGCTAGGCTAAAGACCATCGCTGATCACGCCGATAGTATTCTTGAGTACAAGATCTTTTTGGTTAAACCTTCTGTAGCTAAGAACAAGAGGCTTGACGAGAGAGATGGCTGGCACAACGGTAGTAAGCTAATTGTGCGATACATGAATGAGATCATTGAAGAGAATTACGAAATGCTCAACAAGCACCGCAACAAACCTGAACTCTCAGAGGAACGATCAGGTCGTAATCTTGCTAAAGCAGTTGAGCTTACCACCACTGATAATGATATAAAGAAGATCCACGCTGAGTGGAAAGAGTACTGTGCTGATATCGTAGAGAACGATTAT